GTCTTTCTGGAGCTCTTGATATTCTGTAAATAACAAGACTATCTTCAATCATTCGTAGTTGGTTTACTGGTTTGATTGCTTTATGTAGATAAGATAATACTGAACCTCTATTCTGGTCAATAATACCAGAAGGACAATACGCAATAGAATCTTTTGTAATTCTAATACCGTTAGTCATAGAACCACCAGTAGTAATACCATATTCATTATAGATATAATACTCTACTGCTTTTTGTTTTTCTTCTACCATTGTCAGAGGATTAGGTTTACCAGATATTTTTTCTCTGACCTTCTTTACTTTTTGAGGGTCAAGATATCTTAATTCGGTAATACCTTTTCTTGTGTCTTTTGTATCAATAACTTTGTGATAGAATAAACGACCATCAACATACCATCTTCTGAATATGTCATGTCCTTTTTCTTGAAAAGACATTAGTTCAAGAACTCTATTGAACTCTTCTCTAATTCTTCTTTTTACCTTATCGGATTGTTTCAGTCCATCCAAGGCTAACGAAATCGGTGCATCAAATTCGTTAGATGCAACCGCTTCACTAATAATATCTTCAATTGCACTGTCACACTCTGGTTGTTGTGAAATGCTACGATATCTCTTAATCAAATCGTACTGGGTTCTATCTTTCCCCTCAATATCTACAGTTGAGGAATAGAAACCACCGTGTGCAATATCTTCTGCACCATCATCAGAAGTGGGGAGCGTGAATGACGCTCCCTCACTATCTTTTTTACGAGTGATTGTGAAACCAAATAATTCAGCCATAATAACTCCTTTTCATACTACTATTTAGTAGAACTATTAGAAGTTAACTGACGAGGCTTCAAAGTGTGAATATCTCCAAGTTACTGAAAACTCTTCAATAGCATTTGCAGTTTCATAACTTAACTCAATCGCACCAGTACCTTGAGGCATACAGTTTCTTAAAATGTAAGATTTAAGAACGGTATCATCTCTATCTAACTGTTCTACAGTCAAATCAGCAGTATAATCTGCAACATTTGATAGACCAGTATTAGTCACTGTATCATTGATTGCGTTCAACCATCTTTCCATTGCATTTCTAATGTTGAAATCAGTATCATTGATAACTGTGGTTTCCCAAGTTTCAAATTCTCTGTCTCCAGCAATATAGAGGTTTCTACCTCTAAATGGAACTGCAATTTCAGCGATTGTCTGTCCAGGCAAGGCAGCTGCTTTGATTAGAAAAGATGCTTTTCTAACGTCAAGACCAGTTGCAATTGCACCAGGCGTGTTGAAAGTTACTCTAAACTGGTTTGCTCTCGCACCACCACCAATAAGGTTTGCTTTAAATTCATCTAAAGTTGCCATTTAACTACCCCCCTATCTCTGAAAATGCGACACCAGTTCTCACTGCAATGAAGTTCAACTGAATGAAGTTAATAGACCTTGCTGGTTTGATGAAGATATCTGCAACAAACTCGTTTCGGTCAATTACTTCTCCAGTATTGTTAGTTCCATCTGCAACAACACTAAAGTCTGTTATACCCCTTCTACCTTGAATATCTCTCAAGAAAGGTTCAACTAGATTTCTAAATTGTGCTTGAGTAAATGCATCATTGAACTCAAACAACTGGAATTTAGCAGCAGTTGCAATCGCTTTCTCTAGTAAGATGAACAATCTACGAACATTAATTCGGTCAAATGCACTTGGTTTTGCAAGAGCAGTCTTATCACCGAATAATACTGTACCATTGCCTGGGAAGGCGACAACTGGATTAATTCGAGCAGGATAGAGAATATCTCTCTGTGCTTTGGTTGGGTTAAACGCAAGTTTAACTGCACCACGAATTTGTCCTCTGTTAAAACCACCAGGCGAGAAGAATGGGTCTGCAACTGTGTCTGTGTTTGCACAAAGACCAGCAATATCACCATTCAAAGGAATAAATCTAAATACGTCATTAAATTTATCGAATTGGTATTTGTATCCACTATCAAATACTGCATAAGATGAACTTGCAAGTCCATTAAAGAAATTTACAACATTCGCAGCTTGTGTAGTTGAGTTTGCAATATTAACAACATCTGCTCGTCTTGGAGAAATAAAGACTACAACGTCTTTTCTTTTTTCTGCAAGGTCGATTAGATTTGTTGCATGAGTTGTACCACTTGCACCAGCAGGAGTTGAACCACCCATAATTAAGTTTACATCAACTGTTTCAGCATCAGCAAACTCTTCATATGCACTGTCCAATTCACCAACTGATAATGAATAGTCATCCGTTCCACCAGAAAGTGTAAAAGGAATTTCACCAGTAGTACCAGTTCCAACTGCGAAAGAATCACCAGATGTTCCAGCAGTTCCAGCGGCAATCTTACCACCACCAGCACCAAGGATTGAACTATGGTCTAACCAGTATACAAATCCAGATTGTTTGAAGATTACATCTGGGTAGTAGTTAGTTCCACCTTGTGCAGTTTTAGCACCAAATGCTTTTGATACAAATGAGTATGTTTCCAAAACAGCATTTGTTCTTTCACCAGCAGTATCTTTTCTGAAACCAGAAATGTTACCAGTTGTATCAAATACAACAATATGCATTTCATCATCAGCAAGGTTTTTACCAGTTGCATAAGGGGATGTTCCAGGCGCACTATCAAATAAATCATAAAATGCCCAACGTCTACGAATAAACGTATTATCTGGAATAACAGCTTTTACACCACCACCATTTGGATTGTCTTTTAATCTAACTGTTAGGTCATGTGTAGCGATTGCAGTAATTTCATATTCATTACCTTCATCACCAGCAATATGTGCAAATGCAGTTGAATCAGAAGATGCATCAGCAGTTGAGAAAGAAATTAAATCCCCAACATTAAATGCTGTTCCAGCGTCTACTTTAATTACTGTTGAACCAGCAGCGTCTTCACCAACTGTCTGGTTTGATGAACCTAAGTTTTCTTCATAGGCAAGTGTACCTAAACACATGGATACACCTAAACTGTTTCCGTGTGTTCCAGCAGTTCTTGCACCCCATTCTCCAGAGGATGCTTGACCAGCTGAATAATTGTCTTGATAATGAGTGTCGGACTTAATCAAAAGACCAGAACCACCACTCATTGCGTTTGTAATTGCACTTTGTGCTCTTACAACTCTTAAAGCATTACCATACTGCAAAAAGTTAGATGCAGTAAAGAATGTCTCAAAGTTACTTCCATTGGGTTTACCAAACAGTCTGACTAAATCTTCTTCCGAAGATACTGCTGTAATTTCTCCTACTGGGCCTTTTTCAAAGGCACCAGCAATCGCACCAATTGATGTTGATACGGCAGGAACTACATTAGTTAAGTCAACCTCTTTGACAAGAACCCCAGGCGATACTTGGAAAGGCATATTTTTTCTCCTTATTCTATGTCAAATAATTCATTCTTGTGTATATTTAGTAAAATTGAGTTTCTAAAAACTCGTTTTTATATGTACTAGAATCTATAAATAATACCATGTCATACTATAAACGATATCAAAAAACCATTAAAGAGGTTGCAAAGAAAAACTATAACCGAAGAATTATCTGGTTAAATGAGTTTCTTGCACCCCATGCTTGTCACCATTGTGGTGAACCAGAAACAGCGTGTCTTAAATTTTACCCCCATGATAGAGAAATTCGTTATAAATCTAAACGATTAGGTCTTAATGAAGAATCTAGAAAAGAAGTAGTCAATCTCATAGAAAAATCAAAAATAGTTTGTGCTAATTGTTACATTAAATACGAACATGACATTATTGATATTATGTAGGGATTTGTTATTCTTTACCAGTTATTACTATAATCTCTTACTACTGGACTCCACCTTTGTCCATATTCATCAACAATGTTCTCACCCAATGGGTCATCTACACCGTTATCCATAAATCCGAATGGAGCCATGTCTTGTTCTAATTGGTCTTGTTGTTCTAAGAACATTCTCTCCCTAATATCTACGTTTGTTAATTCTTTAAAATATGTTTGATTTGTCATCCATGCAAACAATACACAACACATTGCAAGGTCATCTGTGTGTCCTTCTTCTGCTTGAAATGATTGTCCATGCTTGACAAATGTAGAAAACTCTGTTATAAGGTCATAATCATTAATGATTAACTTATCTGTTTCTATTAATTGTTTTAGATTAGAACACCCTAACATCTTTACTGCTTTGGTTGTTCTTACACCTAATTGTACTTTACCCCCAGAGAAACCAGAACCAAGTATTTGACCAGCTCTTCCTCTCATAGATGCCATGATAAGGTTATCGTACTCTAAGTCATACTGCATTGCAGTTGCAACTTGTTCTCCAATATCATTTACCTCAATCATTACATATGCGTTATTATATGCTTTTGCAACATCATGAATTATATTTGGAAATAGTAAAGGTTTTATTTCGTTGTTTCGATATTTTGCAACAATACGGTATGGAAGTTGTGATACATCAAATACTAAAAATGCAGAATAATCTTGTTCCGTTCCTCTTGCAACATCACATACAATTGAATACAAACCTTCTTTCTCTGGTTTTTGGTATAACTCTAACCCAGCATTACGTTGTATAGGGTCATCAAACACCATAGATTTAATCTTTGTTGGGTGTATAAGGGTATTGATAGACCCTAAGAATTCACACTCAAATTCACGATTAAATTGTTCTTGTGATGTATTTGAAATAGTTTCGACTTTCCACTTTTCATCTCTGCCTGGGATTTCACTCCAGTGAACTTCAATTGGATTGTATGAGTTTTTACCACTCTCTGCATCAGACCATAGTTTGTAAAAAAGATTCATACCATTAGGTGTTGATACGATAATCACCTTTGTACTTTTACCAGATGAAATCGTAGGATACACAGAACTAAAAAAGTCTTCTGCAACATTGTGTGGTACGAAAGCAAACTCATCCAAGAATATCATGTTGTATGAACCACCACGAACAGCACTAGATGATGTAGAAGATGCAACAATACGAGAACCATTCTCTAAATCCAGAGAACCTTTATTCCAAGACATTACTCCTTGTTGCATCCATTTAGGTAAATTTTCATATGCAAGTTGTAATCGTGAAAGAATATCTCTTGCAGTTGCAGCTTTGTTTGCAAGTATTGCTACTCTCATCTGTTCGTTGAATAGAACATAATGAAGTATGTAAGATATAATTGTGGTTGTCTTACCAGATTGTCTGGGAAGTTTACAGATAGTAAAACGATTATTGTGTATCGTTCCTAGTATTTCTTTTTGGAATGGGTATACGTCAAAAGGAACAAGACCCTCATCCAGAGATACAATCTTAATGTATTTCTGACAAAAGTATAGAGGGTCTTGCATACACTTTTGGTATTCAAGAATATTCTCTTTTGTCCACTCTACTTGAACATTTGATTTCTTTAGAAGTGG